CGCGTATATTCATCGGATCATCACCCGATAAACCTGCTATTCTTGGATCAATGGAAAGCTCCTGCTTTTCATCCAGTGTCAACCTTTGCACAGTTTGTGGCACATTGGTTATTGCCAAACTACTGGTTGGTTGAGGTCGTAAAGGCTCTGGAGCTTTTGTAATTGGAGGCGCGCAATAGCCAAACAATTTGGCCATTCCCCCTATCACATCAGCAGCTTTAGCTGTGGCCATCGCATATGGAGCAATAGCTCCAATACCCGATGCCACTTTAGCCATTTTCGACACGACACTGGCAGGTCCAGAAATAATTCCCTTCTCATTTGCCTCATCAATCTCCTTACCAGATTGAGGATTAAGAGTGGACATGTTCCTGGCAGTTGGAACGGAAAACTCAATATCTTCCATCCAACCAAAAATTGTAATGTTGAGTGGTGTATTCGCTCCATTTGCGTGTTTAAGCGGGTTCAAAACCCGCAAATACAACTCGCCCAACTCAGACCAATCGGAAGTTGAAATATCAACATAATCTTCATACCAAAAGAATGGCAATGTCATCTCTCCTCCCTGAGAAGTTGTCGGATCTATATACAAATGTGGCAATTGAGTTGTTTGAACCAAATCAGTACGAAACAAACTAGTATGAGTGGACAAATCGTCCCACCCAGGAACTGGATTGTATGCGACTAATAATCGTCCATAATAAAACCCATTACCATTTATGACAACTTTAATTCTCAATTTTCCTCTCAACAATTTGTAATTGGAGAGTCTATTGGCCACCCTTGGATTCTGCAAAAAGAACGACCACGGGTTAAAAGTGGCAGACAATGAAATACTCGGAGACCAAAAGTAAGTTGCAAGTCGAACTGGACGCCTGAAAAAGTCATCCAAATTTGCATCCTCTTTATCTCTCAAATACCTTGTGTTGTCAAATTCCGAATCCACTACATAATGGTGACTTGTTGTTTCGTCATCAAAATTCATTGTAGTGTATTTTGACATAGGCATCGTCTTTGAAACTGAAACTCCTTCAACACCACTCTGTGGGTTTAGCTCTTCTGTTTCATTTATCTTTTCCAAAGCTGCTGCTTTCTTGTCGCGTATTATTTGAAATCGCTCATACGCTTCTTTGTACAATCGAGTACGAAACTTCCTTTTACCATCATTAGGCTGAGTAATGCCCAATCCAGGCGTTTTAGTTTCTCTCCCACTCTGTGGTACAAGCGACCTACGCAACTTTTCATCATCAATTATGAGTAACACTTCTTCATACGTCACTCTATCATATTCCTCATACCTCTTGCGAATGGAATCCAATTCCTCTCCGCTTTGTGGTGGGAAATGTGCGACATCAACTGGTGATGATGAACCAGCTATTCGTTCCAACTCATTATTACGTCTCTCTATATCTATAACTAATTGACGCAATTCCGCAATCTCTCGAATATAAGTTTCAAAAGACTTCCAATGCGGATCATCTTGAGTTTCCATTGAACTTGTTTGATGTCTAAATTGCGAGGCATCCGCCTCTTCAGGGTTTTCGGAATCCCTGCTAACCTCAACAGATGAATTAAATGTACAATATTTTAAACATTGACCAGACGATTTATTTACAACCGTAATGACGTACGTCTATTACCATTCGGCTTGTCAAATTTTATAAACGTGCAACGCGTATGAGCATGTAGATCGACAAACTACAATTCACTCACCGTAACCTGTATACACGAGTTAATTTTGCTTGGCTCAGATTTAAAACTGCCACTCGTTTATCGCCTGAGTTAGGCATATGCCAACTTCCAATCCGCAGCCATATCTTCATAAGTTTGATGCAATGTTTCACACATATGCATCAACCCATGTTTTTCAGCTATTTCAATCATCTGTTTTCTCCGCATCTCATATACGCTAGGTCCATGATTGAACCATTCACGCGCAGCTGTACAAATATTCAAAGCACAAGCTTCCTCTTTAGACAGCGGAGTTCCTTTCGGACGTAAGTAACAATGCAACATTTTAAAACAAGAATCGTCCACTAAAGCCCCAATATTGCAATTGAGCGCTTCGTGAAACACGTTCTTTCTTTTCAAAAATTCAAAATCTTTCTCGTCAATAAAAGGCTTCAACTCAGACTCTTTGTCTGGCATAGTATAAATCTGTCCATACTTAGCCAAAAACTCAGAATAATCCCTAATGTTGAATTTTTCAAAACCTTCTTTAACGGTGCCAATATTGTCATCACCGTACGTCATCATTGCAGCACAATCGGCAAATGGTAAATCTTCTGGATACATGGTGTAAAAGAATGCACGCATGTTTAAACTTCCACAAATACCATTAATTACAACTGTTAACGAATTTCCACTAATGTGTGTACCTTCCGTCAAACCTATCAAATCTCCGTTGAAAGCAATGAGTGAATAAGCAATATCACCCACCATCGCTTCCATAACACGTAGATCCTCAGCTGTATAGCCGACGCACTCAGC